TTCCAACTGCTTGTTTCTAAGCGTCGGCACATAATCATCCTTCGCCTTTTCCTTCATAAAGTTCTTTATCGCCTTCCACGTCCCGCTGTTCCGGTCTATTCTCGGCGCCGGATCGTCTAAGGCTATTGCTTCCTTGATTCGCTGTTCTTCCCTGGTCACGGATTTCTCTCCTTGCTACCTGATCAACCTTTTCGAGGTGATTCATGATCATTATCTCGGTTCTCACACCGCAACCGTCATCGAAGACAGACATTTTTCAACCAGCAACCTTCCCGGCAGGCAGGGCAAGCGCCGATTCCAGCTTGTCGGCCATGAGCGTCCTGTCGGCCTGGCTCTTCGCGTGGATCGCTTCGAGCTGTGCGGATATCTGGGCAATGGTCATATCCTTTGCCTGGGCGAGCTTCATAACCTCGGTTTCATGCTGCTTATCTGCCAACAGGCCTTTGAATTCTCGTTCGGCCGCGGAGTCCTGCAACTTGTCTTGATGGATCTTGTATGCCAGGTCGTTTCTCATTCGCTGGATTTCGACGTTGTTATTTCCCGGGGGCTGATTCTGTGCTACTGCCTCCTGGGCTGCCTTGGCGTCTGCCTCATACTCGGCCTTCGTCTTTATCAATTCATCCGGGTCATGCTGCATGGAAGAAACCAGCTTCCGAACTGTAGCCTCTTGGCGAACCCACCCGGCGAAGGCTGGAGTCATCAGGAAGTTGACAAGGTTCAGCATGTTCCGTGACTGGGTTTCCTTCTGCAGGAGTGCCGAAGATCCCTTTGCCACCGGTTGATAGTCGCCCTTGATATCGTTGTTCGGGTTATTCTGCATGTTGTGGTCATACAGTCGTGTAATGTTCGGGATTGTTTGGTTATCATCCCAGTTTTTCACGGCCCGGCGCATGACGATGTTATGGTTGTTCATCAACATTTCCATTCCATGCGCTGTTTGTGCTCCCATGCTGGCGTTGCCCTGCTCTCCCTCGGCAATTAAGGGTATCCCGGTTTCCTCATCAGCCATTTCCCTGGCCATATTGAAGATCGCGGCAAGCTCTTTCTGGTGGTTCGGAAACTCGAATATATGGAAGGCCTCGGCGGCTTTCGCGTGTTTGTCTTTCAGGAGCCAAACCTTTAACGGGGTAATGTCCCAACTTTGTTTGCCGTCTGCTGTCGTTGCCGGTTCGATGATGCTCTTGTTGATGATGATCTGCCCGCCGACACTGAGCCCGGCGTTGTCCATGATCATTCGCCAGGACTTTTTAACTACCTCGGCAGGCTGCCGCATGAGGTACGGAACTCCATACCCAAAGATCGAAGAGTCATCCTTCTCGAAGTTGAAGACGCTGAAAGGCTGGTCCTCTGTGTCCATTGGGTTTACTGCGGCCTTGATAACGATTCCCTGGCATACCCAAACAATCCCTTGGTATTCGTCAAGCGGATCGACTTCTACATCAGCTTCAAGAACTCCACATGCCTGCAAAGCTGTAGCCTCTACAGGTCCGTGACGCTCCCAAACTACATAACGCTTCTCGTCTCCAACTGACGTAACCTCGGACATATTCCGCAACTGTGTCAGATAGTCGGGAGGCGTCCTGTTCGGTGGATTTCTCAAGACTTTCCGGATCTGGTCTTTCAAAAAGTCGTCGCGTTTGCTCAATCGGATAAGATCCCGGCGAGTCATCCAATGACGATGGAAGTTGATTTCAGAATCCTCTATCTTAGTTGCGCTCATCGTCGGGAAAAAATCCCATGTAGAGACAAGCTCAAAACCTGGGCTATCGTCCTGTACCTCTTTCAGCACATAGGCGACATTCCCCATTTCATCCTCTTTCTTTATCCATGCCCGGCGACCTTTACCCATACGAACCGGACCCTTTAAAACTCCGGTCCCGAGTAAACAACCAAGTCGGATAGCTTCCCGGCCGTGTGCGTTGTAGTTGCACTGGCCAAGCTGGTCATCCATTTCGGCCTCCATCAAACCGGCCCGGGCTTTAGCGTCTCGCTCGGCTTCTTCCTCCGGTGTCAATGGTGTTGGTGTCGGGCTTGCTTGTGCTTCCTGCGCGGTGAGAACCTGGTCGGGCGCCATTTCTTGCGGTGCCGGTCCTTGTCCTGGTACTCCGGACAAAGTTTGTCCGGATCCAGACATTTCTTGTCCGACCGGTGGTAACTCCATCATCCCTTGCTCCGGACCCGGCATAAGAGCTGCAGGTTGTGGAGGTGGAAGTTGCGGCGGTTGATTTGGTGCCGACGGCGGCAGGCCTTTAACTGCGAGTCGAGGAATAGGAGAAGGAGTTATCCCCCAATTTTTGTCATCAGTCGGGAAAAGCATGTCCGACAGTCGAGCCTCGGCGGCGTTGGTTTTCTTCCTGGTGATATTGACGTTGAGAGTTGAGCCACCGGTATTGACCTTCTTGTTTAGTCGGTCAATCTTGTCATCGACTCCTTGATACTGGCGCATATCTTCGAGCATCTGCAGCTCTTTCGGCCGTCTAAGCCGCTCGAACTCTTCCGCCTCTGCTTCTACTCCGTCGCCGAATATCTGGAGTTTGTCTTCTAATTCCTTTTTGGCTTCGGCTTCGCGTTCTTCTTGGCTGAGTTGCTCGGACCTTTCGCCGACGAATTCATCAACAAAATTTCGTCTTTCAGGGTCGTTCACTACGTCGATCGGTCTTACATCGCTCATCAGTATGTCCTTAACCCGGAAATCACCGGTTTGTTTTTGTTGTCATCGAACTCTTCTCTGAGCCACAAACAAACGTATTGAAGCGCCAGGTTCGGGAGCACATATTGATTTTTCTCGGGATCGGTTGAGTAGCGGATATCGTCCCCGCCTTGGATCTCCAATTGCTTGAACTGGTAACCAGCTCCAAGACCATCATGAAGAACTCGGCATACTGGCGAAATGCTGATAGCAGGCCTGCCGCCCATGAGTTGACCGAGATACCACCTGACTGCCTCCACTCTTCTTGAAAGCAGGTCGGAAGATACGGATTCGATATTCAGGCCAGCCTCTTCCATTTCATCCAGCAACAAGCGGCTGTCTGAATCGACCGTCCTTCCTGTTGACGATCTATCCCTGAAAGAAACCAGGGTATGAGGGCAGCCTTTGTATTTGGTTTTCAATAACGGCAGGAGTGTGGACTTTGCAAACTGACTGACGCCCATGTTGCGCTCAATGACCTCTTCAAGGACTCTGAGCTGTCCATTCCTGTTGATTTGCGTGAATATGGCGCAATGTGTCGTCTGTTCGACGGCGATACCGATATAAATCGGTGAATCCTTGACCGGCCAAAGCTCTTCAAGGGAAATGTGCAGAATCTCGTTGAACTGCCCCCTGTAAACTGGTCGACCGGTAAAGCTCTTCTTCTTGATCAGTGGCGATAAGGCGTAGCGAAGTGCGTCCATGCAATTTGATACGAGTATTCCATTGGCGAAATACTCGTGGTGTTCTTCTACCGATATATCAAAAACTCTTTCTTTTGTATTGCGAACAAGCTCTTGAGCATGTCTTCTTCCTTGCGTATTTACTACACTCAAAGCTCTTTCCACATGATGGGCAAACTCTAGTCTCATTATCAACACCTGATTTCCTGCGATAGGCAGATTTACAAGCGTTTGAACAAAATTTTGAAGGACCGGTTGGAATATCTCTCGTGTAAACCTTACCGCATTGTTTACACTCAGCCTCCTTTGGCTGAATATTTTCGATGATTTTCTTTGCGTGATCACTGTGCCATTTTCTACCCTCTTCGCTCCTATGCCATTCTGTGGCAAGATGCCGAATATTTTCAAGATGTTCTGTAGCTTCTGCCTTATTGTTTTCGTGGTAGTTTTTGCTATGGTATGATCTGTGCCTATATTGCTTCCTGAGTTGCAGATTAGAGGCTTCGTTGTTAAGAGAGTTGTGGTCTTTATGATGGACATCAAATCCTTCAGGAACAGGACCATTTTCTTTTTCCCATATGGCAATATGAAGGTACTGCGTCTTTCCATCAGTTGCCGTGCAGCGAGCGCTCCTGAAATAAAGCCTGTCGCTTCTTCTTTTGCTTGTTGGATAACGTCGATAAGGAACGCCATCAAATATGATCTTCTCGTTTTTTTCGCCTTTAATAATCTGCATGAATCACCTCTCTGGAAATAAAGCGTGTCACGATCTGTAACATCTTTAATATACTTTTTCCCATCAATGGTTATTATCTCATGCGTATCTGTTGCCGTCAATGATTTTCCGTTAGGAAACTCAAATTCTTTTACTGTTTTCAGGCCATTATCAAATGTTTTAGTAACTTTTCTAAAACCAAAACGAGTAAGAACCATATCACCTATTTTTATATCTGATATTCTTACTTGGCCTCTATTTGTTATGATAAGGGTGTCACCCACAAAGCAATGGTTGTTGGCGTCGATCAGGACCGGGAGAACATCCCCGGATTGCTTGTCAACCTTGTAAGACCAAAGGCGAGCTTCTTTTGCGACCTGGGTGCATCGCTCATGAATGATGATCTCGTCATAACTGCGAAGGTGTGTAATCCCGTCCTCGACACTTCCCGGCCATTTCTCGGCGCCTACAACCCTGTAACCTTCGCCCTGCATGTGGCTGATAAGTTCCGGCCTGGCGTTGTCTGCTCTGACCATGTGGCTTTTTATACCCGGGATCTTGTCGAACTCGGCAAGCGTGTCTTTTATCTCAATGCCTCGGCCGCCTGCTTCCTGGTCGATGTACAACCGGTTTGCCTGAACCCAACACCGGATAAGCGCAAGCGGATCGCTGGAGAATCCCCAGTCACAACCGTAATAAGGTCCGCCGTCGATCTCTTCCGGTGGTGGCATTTTGAAAGTATCTACTCGCCACTTACCCCCGAGAACCTGTGCTTCTGTCCTGGTGAGACATTCGCCTTCCCAAACATGGGCATAAACATCGGGATCCCGTTTCAGGTCGGCCTGGCGTAACAACTCCATCTCTTCCGAGAACCAGGGATTGTCCGTATAGTTGATCTTGATTATCTTGGCTTCTGGCGGCGGATCCAGAATGAATCGCTTGTGAATGGGGCTGTCGGATGACTCGCTGTTCCATGACAGCCATACCTCCGAGCCTACGTTTCTGAATACGGTGGGAAAAAGTACCCTGAAAGACTCTTCGCTTCCTGTCTCGGCCTCTTCCAACCAGGCAATATCAATTCCTTCCGTCGATTTGATTTCTTTGTAATTGTGGCGCAGTCCTTTAAAGAGAAAGTCGCTTACACCATCCTTTCCCCGAATGTAGCTCTCGCCGTAGTCAAAGAACATCTGCAGCTTCAAGAGTTCGATTTGATCTATGAGTAGCTGCAATACTGAATCTTTAAGGCTGTTCTGCAATTCTCGGCCACACAACACCCGGCATTTCTTTCCGTGCAGTTGAGCCACCACCATTTTTTGAAGTGCTTTTCGGGCAAAACCCCATGACTTAGTTGAACCGCGGCCGCCGTAAGCTCCGCGGTACATGAACTCTCCCTTGAAAAGCTCGGCCATTGGTTCGGCGATTTCAAAAGGCAGGTTCATTTCAGACATTGGTCTTTCTCCCTGCAACTGAAACGCTCACTGTGGTGACATTGACAATTAGGGGCTTTCCGTCGGGACCAACAAACGAATGACGATTATCAACTGTTTCCTTGAAAGCTCCGACCGACACATGTTTACCCATGAGTTCCAGGTTCTTGAGCTTGTCCGGGAATTTGATTTTCTTTAGGAGCCCGGCGAGAACCTTTTCGTTGCCGGATCCGTTGAAGAGTTCTGAAACATCCATCCCCGAGATTGATCGGCGCCAAACCTCTGGCCAGTCGCTCACCGGCTTCATGGATCCATCGGTATTCAGGATATCCGCAACATCCATTCGATCGATCTCGGCCAGGCGTTTGAGAACATAGTCGGCATTGATCTCTGTGCGTTTCTCCCGGTCCTTCATACGAATTTCGAGGTACGCTTGTATTCCAGGTTTGCCAAGGTTTTCCGTGCCAATAACATGGGCAGTCTTTGCAGAGTACCCGGCTCTGATCGCGGCCTGTGTCGCGTTAAGGTCAATGAGGTATTCGTTGCAAAATGCTTCCTGTTTTGCTGTTAATCCGGCCATTATGATTTTGGTTTGGTCACTTTTACCAGCAAGCAAAGAGCCCTTTCTATTTCAGAATCATCCATATAATCTTTAAGTGGTGTTCCTTTTTTGACTTCCCTCATGGATTTTTTCACCAGCTCTAACAGCTTTTTTTCCTGTTCATTCATCTCAAGTCCTTGAAACGAAAAAAGCCCGGAAAAAAGGATTTCTCCTTTCAACCGGGCTTTAACTATTCCCTTGATTACAAGGGGGTTAATAGCTATTCAGTTATCGTGATGTTGTGGTTCGTTTTTCTTCTACTATCGTTTCACATATCGAGCCATGCCTTACGTTGACGATTAATAAAACCTGCCCAAAACCGGCACTCTTTACCCGGGAAATAGGATCGACAGCCAGGAGGATAGACTTTTGAATATCGTCTCCTCCTGGCGCCAATGCCTTCCTTGTCGAGTGTAATTTTTCCATACCCAAGAACAGTACCCCTTTCCATGCAGTTTTGTAAAGGAAAAACACGCTACAGGTTGACTCCAATTATATTTGATGCACAACAGGTAGTGTATTTTTACCTTAAAATTATTTAATTTATTTCTTTACAACTACGCTTCAAGCGTATATTATGAAGGCTAGTAAAAGTTTTGTCCCGGCCCGGGAGGGTGACGGAAGATCATGAAAAATTTGCACTTGAATATGAATGGGAGGGATAGATCATGAATAACGATATCAACGGCGTCAGTCAATGCCCAGTCGGTGGTGAAAATGTTGCACCTTTTCTTGTTGGTCGAGGCAGGAATAAGAAGCGGTATCTCCAATACGATTACCGTCATGAAGATTTCGGCCTGTTCTCCTGCGTAAGACGGACCATTGAAGAGTGCAGGGACAGAAGGGACCGGTGGTTGCTGGACAACATCCAGCATCGTGAGTTTATGATCAGCGTGGAGGAAGAGATAGCCGACCGCAAAAACGAGACTGACCCCAAATTCCTTGGTAACTACGCATGAGTATGAATTTCCCTGAAATAATCAAAGCCCTGCGCGAGAAAAACAGCTGGACTCAAAAGGATCTTGCCGCCCGGTGTGGAGTCTCTCATCGAACTGTTGAAAACTGGGAGCAGGGCAGGACAGCAATAAGCGGTCCCGCCCTGGTGATACTGAAAAGTTTAATGGGGAAGTAAACCAGAAGCCCGCCAGCTATGACAGTGGCGGGCTTTTTTTCCTTTTATGGTGTTCTATAGCGTAATAGACGGAAATTTATCCGTCTATTACTTACTGTTATAGTATGTGCATTCGTAACAAGAAAATCTTTTAGTATAATCCTGGCCTTTGACAATTTTTGTTTTGACCTTCAATCCACACCTTGTTTCTTTTTTCCATGGCAAACAAACATGGAGCTTTTCATCGACTCCTATGCAGTTTATTTCTTGCTTTTCTTCTTTTGTGTCCATGTTGCGCTCCAAAATACGAACAGCCAGTACATCCGACACCGGGAAGGCTGCATAAGTTTATTTTAAAGATCAGCGCGGCCCGATACTGTCTTATCTCCGCGTTAGTTTTCACAATTCCTTAACTTCTGCTAAAATTAATTTGAAATCATCTACCGCCAGCCTTATTTCGAGGTCTGTTCCTTGGGTGGCGCAAAGTTTTTCTGGATGCAACCATTGTCCCCTATTACGTCCTTCGCTTGATGACCTCAGTTCTCTCGCACTCACGATATCAATGAGGTTTTGAAATCTTGATCGAAGCTCTGTTTCGTACTTCAGTTGTACCTCTTTTTTTATTACTGGCATTTTAAACCTCATTGTATTTTTTTTAAATTAAACCAAC